GTTTGACCTCGGACATTGAATTCAACTACCGTCGTCCTACTATGTAGGGGGTCAATAATTTTGTTTTTGAAATTACAAGTGAATATGAACCTACAGTTTTTTTGAAACTCTTCGATGCTGGCACGAAGTAGAAGTTGGACATCTGGCGTTGTGTTGTCCGCTTCATCAATGATAAGAACTTTGTGGCGAGCAGAAGCAGTGAGAGACACAGTAGAGGCAAAGTTTTTTGCCTGATTGCGTACAGTGTCCAGGAATCGACCTTCATCCGATCCATTGATAACATAATAGTCTGCTCCTAATTCATTACACAGTGCCTTGGCAATAGTAGTCTTACCAACACCAGCAGTGCCAGAGAGAAGCAGGTTAGGAATCTCACCTTGATCTACAAAACTCTGGAAGGTGGACTTCACAGATTCAGGGAGGATGCAGTCCTCAATACTTTGAGGACGATACTTCTCCACCCAAAGAAAATCATTCATAATAAAAGGTTTATCAGTTGTTGGGCTCAAGTGCAATCAGATACTGCACGTTATCAGCATCAAAGCGAGCAACATTGTGCTTGCTGATAGTAACATCATAACCCTGGTTGTAGAGTTTCAGATTTTCCATCTTGAAACAATAGCAAAACTGATCATCGGTCTCACCAACTTCAATAGAATAAGAGTTGGAGGTTTCATTCTTCTTGTCTGTCAGACACAGTTGCATAGTCTCACCATCACCATACAGACAGAGATCAGGCACACCACAGATAGACCATGCTTTACGAATCTGCTGAAGAATCGGTGCTTCAAGACGGAAGCGCACATCTTCAGTAGGAAGATCAACTTCCTTATCAGGAGGTTGGACGATGATATCAGGATCAGAGTAGAAGAACTTTACCTTAGATCGGTTAGATGGATTGCTGATCACAAGAAAATTATCTTGATCGGTGTCGATGACAGGAGATCCTTCAAACATATTGAAGACTGCGATCAAAGAAGGGAGATCATAGATCGGCATATCCTTAGCGAAAGTTTCTTCAACCTTTGCTTTGGCAAGGATATTCTTATTCAGACTCAGGGTCTGAATCCTATTGCCAGGTTTGATAACAATCGACTTATTGATCGTCGAAAAGTTTTGCAGTAGGTCAATAGTCTCTTTAGAAATTACGGTCATCGATTGGGATACTCTTCACGGTTTGCAGATTGGTCGCTGAAATAAAGCAGCAACAGTCCATAATGTAGGATCTTAATAATATCACGGCGGGCAGTGCCCTTCTTGTCATAGCGAGAAGCATACTTCAGAATGTTAGATCTGCAGAATGCTTCAGCGTCACCACAGGCATCAATCAAATCTAGCGTCTGAATCTTGTCAGTTGCATAGTGTTGATTGTATGTGCCTGCAATGTAGTCTCGGAGCTCATTCAAGAGCTCCTCCTCATTGTATTTCATAATCAGATGGTTTCATCCTCTTCATTGTACTCTGAATCTTCACCTGCGTCAACCTTTGTATAGAGATCCAAGAAGGATTGCTTGGTATCAGTATCAAAGCGATTGATGCAGTTGGTAACTGCCTTGACTCGATCACCAAAGATACTGTTTGCTCGCACAATGTGGACCAGACGACGAGTGGTAATGACCTCATCAACCCCACCGTCAAAGAAAGTCTTGCGGATCACACCTGCCCACTTGACGAGCATCTCAGCAAACTCTTCGTCAGCACCATTGTTGACCAAGATCTTAGCCTCGGTAGCAGCAGTGGGATACTCTTGCTCAAAGGTCACAGGGAAACGCTCAAGGAATGCTTCGTTAAGCACGTTGGTGCCGATGAAGCGACCATCATCAGAACCTTTACCCTTTGTGTTGGCAGTAGCAAAGATCGTGAATCCAACAGCAGGTTTCACATACTTACCAATCTTCTTCAGGAAGACACCTTTACCTTCGAGCACAGATTGCAGACACAGGATCTTGTTAGACGCAAGATCAACCTCGTCTAGAAGCAGCACAGCTCCCCTCTCCAGAGCCTCCACAACGGGTCCGTTGTGCCAGACAGTTTCGCCATCAACAAGACGAAAACCACCAATAAGATCATCCTCGTCAGTTTCAATGGTGATATTCACACGGATCAATTCCCTATTTAGAGAAGCACATGCTTGCTCAACAGAGAAAGTCTTACCGTTTCCAGACAGACCAGTGATGAAGGTCGGGTAGAAAAGACGAGACTGAATGATCTTCTTTACATCGGTAAAGTTGCCGAAAGGCACATAGGTCTCATCTTTAGATGGCACGAAACATTGCTGCACAGTTTCTTCGTCATCGATCATTTGCCTTTCAAGGCGCTCAGCGATGGTCAGATTCCACTTACCACGACCGACTTTGTATTCTTCGAGACGCTTACATGCAGTAGGATACGATACACCTAGAGAATCTGCGACGTTACGAACTTGAATCGTATCGACCTCACCACCGTGCAACTCGGTCAGAGTGTTGATCAGGATGTCAGTAGTGACTTCAGATTTGCGGGGCATTGCTCTCCTTTGATTACCTTTTAATTATAGCAGAAGACCTGGCGGTTGTGCCAGGTCTAGGACAGTTAATTTATCGGCACATGCATCCTACTGTCCCCATCACCATAGATGCCAACAGGATGAATGTTAAATGCTAAAGAATATCTTAAAGAATCACCAGTATATGTATCTATCTTATGCTCCAAATAACTAGGAAAAAATACTACTAAATTTTTCCTTGGTTGAATATAAAATGTTTCATGTCTCTCACTAGTCGATTCATCTGGAGCGCCAACATACATTCCAGATAGATTATTTAAAATAGTTTTGAATATTAAATTACCAGAATCATAGTCTTCAAAGTATAAAACCCCACTGTAGTAAGAGTTTTTATGATTGTGAAAATGGGATGACTCATTTTTATTTGTTCTTGTCATCCATGATGTTGTTATTTTAAAGTTAACTGTTGACAGTTTTAAAACATCGTTTTTGAAACTATAAAATTCTTTTATGATTTGATTGTGTATGTCAGGATATTCATTCAATACCCAAATATTTTGTGTATCCTCTGTCTTTAATCTAAAAAAATCTACCCCAACATCAATAGTTGAGGTAGAAACTAGAGTAGGAAAAATAGGATATACTTCCATTAAAACACTGCGGTCACACCAACAATAGTGACACCAGGATTTCTAGCGAGAGCGATCTTCTCGGCATCCTTGTAATCTACGGCAACATAGACTTCATCCCAGACTGTGCCTGCCTTAAACATAGTTACTTTACACTTCATGCGATTTGCTCAATGAATGCATTGAGGATAGTTTTGTTTGTCATTTTAGAACCCATATGTTTTTTGAATGCACGGGTCAACTCTGCCTTGGTGGCAATCTCTTTCTTTTGCTTGACTTCAAGATCTTCTGTGCCACTACCAATATATTGATTGGGCATATAGATCATCTTCGTAAATCCACTCTCTTTGCCAAGAGAAACGAAACGATTCTTTGCCCACATTTTATTGTAGATATCAAGTGAATCGTCTTTCTCTTTGAAGATCAGATTCAAAGCACGATTCAACTCAACTTTACTGCACAGGCGAATACCAATCCAGTTGTAGTCAGTAATCTCTCGGAAGAAAGATACAATCTCTTGAGTTGTATACTGAGGACGGTGATCAAACCGACGAGAGTATCCAGTGACAGGATCACGAAGCACGAAAACTTTGTTGCGATTGTGGCAAAGATATTCGGATCGCAACTCACCTTCACGATATCCATAATCATATGTGGATACGAAAGACATGGGATTAGACTCACCATCACTGAGGCAGACCACATTTACTTTCTGGACTTTCTCGGAGATACGCATCTGCTTTACTGCTTCACGCATACAGATAGTTGCTTCAGCAAGAGGAGTGCCACCAAGAGTATAAACACTGTATGCTCCATGAGAACTGTAATTAGTGATTCCCCAACATTGTGCCCAGACCATCTTGATTTGCATATCAAGTTGACGTGCATTCATATGAGAGGAAAACAATTCCAGCAAATGAAAGTCTTTAGAGATGCAAACCTCTCCCTCTTTCTGAGAGATATCATCACGATCATTAGGATCTTGCCAATATCCACTCTGGAATGCATAGACTCGATATGGAATATTGGTCTTATTGCAAAACCAAACAAGGTTAAGAACTTGCTTCAGAGTATCCATGAGCACGTTACCCATAGATCCAGACCAGTCAAGAAGCATGATCAATCCATGATTCTTACCGTCAGGCACAACTGTCACCTTCTTAAAGATGTCCTCGTTATACTTATAACTGAAGAGTTTGTTAGTGTCAATGACACCTGTCCGAGATGAAGATGCACGAGCATATTGATCAGCAGACTTTTTCATCTCAAACTGCTTGACCAGATAGTTTACAGAAGACTGAGCAGACTTTTTATATTCCTCACACTTAGAGAAAGTAAATTCAAGTGCAGATTTGCAACGCTCAGTATTATCATCATGAAAGAAGAATGCTTTCAGATCATCGTAGATTTTATTATATGGCGTTACAACTTCTTTCAGATCTACCTTAGGAAGATTCAAGTAAACCCACTCCTTTGCATCATCATCTACGAGAGAATCAAGAGATTCTCGTAGAGCAGCATCGGTGATACTGTGATCCTCAGGCATTTCGTTGCCACCTTGATAGGAAGGAGTATCGAGATCAGCATCCTCTTTGGTGAATTCTCTATCGTTACGGTGATCTGATTCAGGATCAGATTCAGTAGGCCATTCTTTATCGTCACCCTCTGCAGAGTTGTCAATGTCAATCTCTTGATCATCCTTAGCGTCACCAGACTCAGACATAGAAGGTGGAATATCTGGCAACTCTTCTTGAGGTTGCTGATTCATGAAATCGCGAATGTCATTTGCAAGATCAATACATTCCTCAAAGGTAGTAGTCTTGGCACAGCGAGATACAAAGTCTTTCTCATCATCAGAAAACTCTACATCATTCTTGCCTTTGAAGTAAAGATTGATGCGATCTGCCAAGTTGAGTGTGCGAAGATCTTCATCCTTCACACCAAAGAAATCTTTTTCCCACAACTCACGATAACCCTCGTAGAAAGATTTACGAAGACCAGGATAGGTGCGCTTCATCATACGCTCAATGCGAGCGTCCTCTACAATATTGAGGATATCGGGGCGGCAACCATGATCGGTCACATCAGGAGTGTAGAGGGCATGACCAACCTCATGACCCACCAGAAGGTCATAGACGGTGCTAGAAGCGGTCTTCCAGATAGGAAGGATCAAAGTGCGCTTCTTAGTATCGAAAGCGGCAGTGGAGACTTTACGGTGCTCTACAGTAAGATTCTCAGTAGCAAGCAGTTTTGCGAGAGTGCCTTTGACTTCCTGGTTGATCATGCCCTTCCTTGATTACTCTCATAGTATAGCACCCCCACGACGGATCCGTCTACCGTTGGGGGGACACTTTTGCGATTGTCCCAGTGGCGGATCACTCCTGCCACAATAAAACAATTAGTAACGAGATAAGAAACAAATATAATGCTGCGTATGATAGCCACACAGTTATCATAGGGTTGGGTTTTATCATCAGAAAAACTCCCCAGACTATACTTCCATACTTTAGCTATCGTCCGAAACTTTGGAAAAGTCATTTACTTTCTCAAACTTAATAGTCCGTAAGAATTTATCTACAAGAATCTCACCCTTATGAGAAATAACAAATGCGTTTGTTGATCTGTCTAGTTGACGAAGAATTTTTAACAATTCATTAGTGCCTTCAGTATCAAGAGATGAGTCGAATACTTCATCAAGGATAAGCAGATTAGTTGCTACAGAGTTTTTCATTCTTGCAACTTCTCTCCATGTAAACAAAAGTGCTAGATCGATCTTTTGTTTCTCCCCCTCAGAAAACGAAGCATAACTAAATTCATCCCTGAAGCGACTCTTAATAATTTCGTTAAACTCTTCGTCAAGCGTGAAGTTGACATAAAAGTCCATCGATTGCAGGTATTTATTAATCAGTTGATTAAAAACTGGAATGTATTTCTTGATAATCTGACTCTTGATTCCAGAATCTTTCAGCAAAGAAGATACCACCTGATACTCATTAAGAGTTCTACTAACGTTTGCACACTCGGCAGAGGTATCATCATGATCTTTCTGCAAAGCAAATAAGGTTTCTTCTTCCCTATCGATGTTTGGTGTATTGTTTTCTAGATTGAGCAACTCTTTTTGAATTTCAAGATTTTCAAACTCTAGACGGACAATCTCTCGCTCAAGAATATGAATCTCACTACGCAACTCGTGTGCTTGAGAAGACTTCTCGTCCATCTCAATAAGTTGTGCTGCTAACGTATCAATCTCATTTCCAATATCAACGATTTCTTTTGTTACTGCGTTACCTTTATTGGTTAAAGATTCGACTTGTTTTTGTTTGAAGTCATCTTTAATACCTTGTCCGCAAGTAGGACAATCACTATGACTTTCAAAAAACTTAACGTCTGCAATAAGTCTCTTAAGGTCAGATTTTTTGACTGCTTTGTTTTGCTTGAATTTTGAAACATCTTTTTTGATACGATCATACTCAGTCGCATCAAACTTTACTGTAGTAAGTGCTTCCTGTTTCTCAGAAAGTTTGATCTTAGTATCACCAATTTTAGTTTGATTCTGTGCTACCCGTTTCTCTTTTTCTTCTACATGCTTCTCATTAACTGTCCTCAAAGATCCAATAAGTTTTTGCTGAGACGATACACGCTCTTCAGCAAGTCGCATCATATGCTGACAGTCTGTGCTTTGGTTTTGTGCTGCTCGGATCTTATCCTTGAGCAAAGTATTCATTGAAGAAAAGATCCCGATATCGAGAAGATCTTCGATAACCTCTCTTCGATGAGCAGCAGGCAACTGCATAAAAGGCACAAAAGTGCTACTGCCAAGAATAACAACCTGAGTGAAAGATTTGAAGTTAAGTTTGAGTACTGATTGCTCAAGATACTTCTGAGTGTCTTTCGCTGCTGCGTCTTGATCGATGAGTTTGTTGTTTTTGTAGATCTCGAAGGTTGTTGGTTTGATGCCACGGAATACTCTGTAGTCGTCTCTACCAATACTAAAGCAAACTTCTACTTTGCAACTCTTTTCGTTAACACTGTTAACAAGTTGACCTTTGTTAATCTTCCTGAATGGTTTATTAAACAAAGCAAAACACAGGGCGTCCAATATAGTGGACTTCCCTGCACCATTTTGACCCACGATAAGTGTGGATGGCGATTCATCTAATTTAATTTCAGTCCACTGATCACCTGTTGAGAGAAAATTCTTCCAACGAATAGTATCAAATAATATCATGGGGAGGGATTACAAAATCGTCTTTAGTAACTACTGTATAAAAATATCCATAGTTCTTGCAGTTTGCTGCAACAACATTCAAATCAACTTCAAAGACTTCTAGAGTTTCTTCATGTCCACTTGCTTCTAGTAATCCATTGTATCTGATTGCATCATCTTTATCCTCAAAAATTTGGACAGTTTTTACTTGGTCTTTGTTGTAGACAGCGTAGACACCGCCAGAAGATGAGTCGGTAAGAATAAACATTAGATCTCGCAAGCTTCGATGTATAAAGATCGCATGATTGACTTTACATTGTTTGTGTCAACCTTTAATTCTATATCGTCTATGTATTTATCCAGTAGTGTCATAGTATCTTCGGTTTCTACTACCTCAGCTCCATCTTCTAAAGCGAGACCAAGATCTTCAATAATTTTAAGATCAGCAAGATTTAAATTCTGAAGTTGATTGACGGTGTAGTCAAACTTTGCATAGTCACCTTTCTCTTCTACAATGAGTTTGACAAAGGCACCATCCAAGTTATCTGGAATATCCAGACCGTCATTATAGTAGAGTTTATGGAATACGTCAAAGGGATTACGATAGAAAGTAGTCTTCAACGTGTCAGTATCAAGGACATGGAATCCTCTCTTCGATGCATAGTCATTCCAATATAACTGATATGGATTTCCAAGGTAGTAGATATTATCTTTATTTGACTTCATGTGATAATGTCCACTAAAGACTTTATCAAACTTTTTGAAGATGGACTTATCCATACCACCTTCCATCACATGCCCAGGATGAGCTTCAAAACCGTTAAGCTCAAGATGACCCATGCAGACGCTAGCAGAACTATCTTGGATTTCTCTAAAGGATCGATCTCTATTGTCGTCACATATCCAAGGAAGAAGAAGTATGTGAAGACCGTCAAAGTCAATAGTGGCAGGGGAATCATGGACGGTGATATTTCCGTACTCTCCCAATACTTCTCTGGGGGCATTGACTCTCAAGGTATTTTTATAATAGATATCATGATTACCCGTGAGCATGTGCATTGTCACACCCATGTTTTCTAGTGGTGTAAACCACATTTCCTTTGCCTCATTCAGAGACATAAAGTTTACCGACCTCCTTTTATCGAAGGTATCTCCTAGTGCGATTACTGTGTCAATCTTAGATGCCTTAATAAAAGGGATAACAATCTCGCTGTAAAACTTTTTATAATGTTGAATGAAATGTTGATTGTCGTTGCGGACACCGAAGTGTTGATCAGTAATCAGTAGGATTTTCATCTAAGGAATGGTGGGGCAGACGATATATTTTTGAAGAAGAAATAGCAAGTTAGTCTTGTATGCTCTTTTCCAAACGTTTGTTGTCCATGATAGCAATCTTTGTTGAATAGCACAAGCCTGTTGTAAACGTTTTCGACTTTGATAGTCTCTTCATACTGATCATGAATTCGATTATATGCTGCAATGTATTCCTCATCAGGCACATCTTCGCCGCCATAGAATCTTTCCTTTACAGACAAAGCATTGTAATACTGATTAGAGTATCCAAGTTTCTCCCTGTATGCTGAAGTGCCTGTGTCAGGTTCTGGTTCTGGATTCAAGTAGATGATACCACCCATCATATTTGTCCCATCAACATGCACCCAACCTCTATTCTTAGGGTGATATTGATCTTCATGTAGTGGATTGATTATTTGAAATCCAATCTCTGCTTCTGCATGGATAAACTCATCACCTTCAGAAAAGAAAGGTTGTAAAATTTTAGTGCAGACATACTGATGCAAGTCAGGAAGAATTACATGAAAGTTATCTGATCTTGCCCCAGCATAATTAGTATCTTCCTCATGTTTTGTATACTCAACTGACTTTGCAATCTCAACGATCTTGTCAGGATCTGGGAAGAAATTTTCAATAATAGTAAAGGGAAACATTATCTCTTTGAGTTAATAGCAATTCTAGATTTAATTTGATTGAATTCAGATCCACCATCACCATCTACAGAGAAGACCTCATCATATCCAGACTTCTCTAAAATCTTTTGTTTGATATCCATCTGACGTTTCTCTTTTGCAATACGTCTTAGGAAAGCGTAGTATACGATCTGTGTAAAATATGCAAAAGGATTTTTAGATTTCTCAGGATTAAAGTTATCGATATACTGAATACAATTTTCAATACCATCACAGATCATGTCATCCTTATACATGTAATTAATAAAGTTAGGACGATATGATAAGTGAGTTGCAATCTTTAAGAAACAACCACCAATATAATTATTGACTTTTGGTTTTGGTAGTCCTCTTATTTCAGCAATCTCTACTTGCTCCTTATACTTGATAAGAGCAGCAAGAAACTCTTTGTTATCAACGTAATGTTGTTTTTTCTTTGGAGAGACGGATTTCATATTTCTGCTCTTTTCTTTGTTTTAATTATAACATGTTTGTCAAGACTTGACAACATGTACTGTTTCTATTAGAATCAACACTGTCAGGGTTGGGAAGGATTCTTATAGATCTTTTCAAATAACTTACGAGCTTCATCGATCTTACCCAGGAATCCCATTTCTGTATCTAGATCGATTTTTTTATTGTCGGTGTCGCTCTTCATGCTGCCCGCAAGATATGCCTCATACATCATAGAATATTCTTTTGACATAGTTGCTAGAGAAATAATATCTTTCTCTCTCAAAATGTAAAAGTCTTCATCACTGCTAGGAAACCAATCTACAAAACCAATACCCTTTGCAACTTTGTTTTCATCAATCTCTTTAGTAAAGACTTCTAAAGTTACAGGGTTTTGAAGAAAGGCAAGTGTTTCATCATTGTCTTCTGTTAGAACTGCTTTTGCTAGCAATTCTTCTCCAGTTGAGAGTTTAAAAACTCCATAGAATTCTTCGTCGTGTCTTGCGTAATTAATCATACGGTTTAACGTCTACTTCTACAATTTCATAATTAAATTTCTCTTCATTATATACTTTGATTCTCTCCATTAAATGATTGAGGGTATAGTTATTTCCTCTATCAGTTGAGATATCATCAGCAATATCATAAAGAGTTGCTTTAGATTTATTTTCACCTTTCCTCAGAACTCTACCTATTGATTGTAGGTTCCTCACTCTGGACTTAGAAGGACTGGCGAAGATAACGTTATGTAATCTTTTGATGTTGATCCCTGTTGAAAATGTGCCGTAAGATGCGACAATAATCGCATTATCAGATTCTTCTGTTAGAATACGAATGTCCTCACGATCGTCAACGTCAACACCACCATGGACTAGGTGGACTTGCTTGTCCGTGTGACTATTTATCATTTCGTAAAGAGGGATCCCGTGACGATCTACATAGTTGAATAGCACAAGAGTATTTCCTTTTAGATCACATGCAAGATTGCGAATGAATCTATTCCTTGCATCATGCTCTACAAGGTAATCAATTTCATCTTGATATCCCTCAAATATTTTATCTTCATGCTTCAGGACTATTACTTTCACTGAAAGTTTTGCAACGTGCCCTGCCTCCATAAGTTGTTTAGTGCGGGTAACCTGAGAGCATCTACCAAACACACCTTCCAAAACTAATTGATTGACATTTGCACCGTCTAGTGTGCCAGTAAATCCAATACGATACTTACACTCATGCAACTTACCCATCAGAGAAGTCAAAGATTTAGCTTTGAAAAGGTGTGCCTCATCACCGATGACAACATCAAACCTATCAAACCACTTTCTAGGTTCCTTGTAGATAGACTGCCAAGTGGTAATTACCACCTGATGTTTCGTATATTTTTCTTGCCCAGCATATATTTTGTGGCAGTATTCGGATGCCATCCATCCATATTCTTCAAAGTCTTTATACATCTGCTCGACAAGAGAGGTGGTAGGCACTACAATAAGGACATTCCTGTCAACATTCACATGAAACCTAACCAATGAATAGATCATTAGAGACTTGCCTGATGCTGTGGGGGATAGTAGTAATCGTCGGTTGTATTTCAGTGCTTCGTATATCGCCTTATATTGATAATCCCGCACCTTTAAGGACGGGGGTAAGCGCAGAGCTTTTACGAACCCCGCTACCGAGACTGGAGTGATCATCTCATTCACTTCTAGAGGATGACCAAAGTATTGGCACTCCTCCATTTGGTATCGATAATTTTTTTTATCTGCCCAGTCTAAAAGGTAGTCTAAAAGACCGCAGTAAATTTCTCCTGTTGCTGGAGAGAATAGGCGGATCTTACCGTCCCATCCTTTAAATCTTTTATTCTTCTGCATGAATTTTGCAGACTCTACCTCAAAGGTAAAGAAGTCTGCTAATTCGTAGTTGATATGTGGTTCTGCTTCGACCTTGAGATATACTTCATTCTTCTTTCTAATCTTCAAATCAAACATAAGGCGGACCATAAAACCATGCTACAAGAGATTTTCTATGTCCAGCAGTGACGGGACGGACCCTGTGCCATTGATCTGCTAGAAAGAAAACTGCGGAATAAGTTTTGGGTTTGATAGTAACAAACCTTTGCTCTTCTCCTGGTTTATATATCTCCAAATCAAACTCCCCTCCTTCGTAGTCATCGTTTAGAAAGAGGGACATACTAATTTTACGCACAACACCATTCATTATTTTTGGGTGTTGATCTATGTGCCAGTCATAAAATCCACCTTCACTATAAGATCCAAACTGCACAGGTTCTACACCTGTAATGTTTAGATTCCAATGTGCTTGCCTATTGATTTGTTTTATCATACGCAAAAGCATGAGCAAAAGATTTTGGTCTTTCACCCATGCCACCTCGGTCATTCTTTTTGTGCCAGTTTTTTGATTATATAATCTTCCTGTCTCCCACTCTAATGTAGCATTTGCAATTGCTTTCTGGACTGTTGCTATTGAAGCGCGATTGAAATTAACTTGCTTGTAATAGAGACCGTAATTCATCACATACCATTTTTAAATTTCTCCCACTCAATAGCATTTTTAATTTGGAATGTCCTGTTGTTGATTTGCTTCAGTACACTTTCAAGAAACACTAGAGTTTGATCTATGTATGCAATCTTATACTGAAGTTTTTTTACCTCATCATCCGCATCAATAAACATTGAGATCTCTTCTTTGGTAGTAAGTTTGAGATCAAATGGCATTTCTTTATAGATCTTTGCAGGTGCCTTTCCCTTGTAATATAACCACTTATCTCTAATGATTTGACTCAACTCTAATTCTTTCTCTTTCTTCATGAGAGAATATGTATTGAAAAATTCCATATACCTCATGTGCAATTGAGGAACTTTCGTTGATTCTTCACAATAAAGATCAGTGTCAATCACACTGTCTTTCTTCCACATGTCTTGAAAGGTCTCTAAATTCATTGATCTAAAACGTAGTTTCCAGAGATGCTAATTCTATAGTCATCGCTGGTGTAGAATGGATACACACAGTGTAGCATATCCGCAGGAAAAAGGATCATCTTGTTTTCCCAAGACTTGTCAGTAGTAATTTGATTGGTCCTAAAATTACCTCGTGTATTAGCAGTGATAAACTGAAAACATCCGTTAACGCAATCATCTTTATATGATGAATGTTGCAACTCATCTTCCATGGTATATGGAATTTGCAACCAAATTACAAAACTAAGAATACCTGTATGCCTATGCACAGGATTGTATTCATGTTTCTTTTGAAAATTAACCCAAGCGTTGTCTAGTTTAAACTTCCAGAATACATCACCAAAATATTTTAGATCTGAAAGATAACCTTCCAAATCATAGTGTGGGATAAACTGACTGACTAAACGATCAACATCTTTTTTTAAATTATCTGGCAGAGCATATTCGTCTTTAATTTGTCCTGCCAAAGTATTATTGGCAGGTTTAAAAGACTGCCAATCTTTCATGATATTAGACTTCAACTTTTGTAGTATGTCTGGTCCTAGATCTACTACCAGGACATCATCTATTTCAAAGTCAAATAGTCTAACACCGACCTCATGTTTCGTCTCTCTTTCCATAATGTATTGTCCATTCTCTTTTCATTGCTTGAAGTGCCCAAGATTGTGCTAGTGACTTTGGACCTTCCTCTAACAAACGTATCTGATATTCGGAAAGTTGTTTTCTACCTTTCCATTCTAGATACTCACTTCTCCACGTCATAAATTACCTTCTGGACATTCTATTGTTATCTCTCACTTCATAAAGCATGTATTTAAATGTTGCAGTAGCGGTAAAGAATTCATTATCCGTACCAGTGACATCAAATGAGAGAGTTGATAAACTAACAGGAAATAAACCTTTGAAGACAACTTCAAAGTTTGCATTGTTGTTATTGTTTAACACTCTAAGTGTAGCATCACTGTCTATAAATTTAAACTCTTCACCAGGCAATTGTTTTGGTCTGAAATCATCCAACCATATTCCTCTTTCTTCTAGATTATCTGGTGTGCCCAGTGCTCTAATCCAGTTGTGGACCTCCATATAGTTTCTAAGATCCTCATCAACAATGAATTCTAGATTCAACTCTCCATATTCAATGTTTCCTTCCAAAGGAATAGAAGCGAGACCAGGAGTTTCAACATCAACAAATCCTACTCGAATCGATGGAATCTCTGCTCTTTGACACAAGAAAGCAACCTTAGGTGCTTTCTGCAAAGAGAATAAGAATCCAATCGGAGAAAGAAAGTTTCTATTTGTTAATTGCTCTTGATACCAGTTGTTCGCCATTTGTCTATTTCTTCTTGTGTAGGAACTTTAATACTGAAGGCAAGTCCTTCTTCCTCAAACTCCTCATTCATTTTTTCATATGTCTCGGGAGTAATCTTTTCAAATTGAGTCTTATTGACCTTCCATGATCCACCGACACCACCATCCATATTCACAATAATATCGTCAGTCACGTTGCCTCCAATCATCAGGTTTGTCTTGTTTAAACCAATCTACAATTTCATCTGCTCCATCAAACCCCGTTTTGTAATTAGATGGGTCGGGGTCTCCTAGTCCCATCTTATTCATAAAATCATCCATACTACCCTCCTGAATGTCCTGTGCCGCCTGACGACGTGCTTTGTTTAACCAGTCTCTAGCGAGAGTATGTGCTTTGGCAAGTTTTTCTGCCCAGATCATATCTTCTAGAGGGACTTGTTCTTTATTTGCAATACACCGACAAATGGATTCGAGTCTGAGGCGATAGGCAGTTGATAGCATATTAGTCCCGCAGTTTTAATTCAAGGTCTTCTAGTTTGTGATACTCTGCATGTGCTCGGTCTTGCCGCTCACAGATAATGCTGAGTATATCATTCATGATGATATCATTCTCAACGTAGTCGTCAAGGTATTTGTCAAGTGCCTCTTTCAGATACCTTTTACGGTGCCACTCAAGGGAATACGGTTTATAATCCATGATATAAAATTCAGGATAAAATTATTTAGCATAAAAAAAGAGGGGCGTTTAGACCCCTCGGATACTTCCTTCACACGGTAGTTTTATTTATAAGGTTTCAGATCATAACAGCAACCTCTTGCAGATACGTTTACACTGGCTTTGATTGTTAAGGTCGCACTCAATTAGGCATTCGTAGTAGTCATTCAATTTCTGATTCTCAAGATCAAGCTCATCTAATGTATCTTCAAAATGACGCCACTCATCTAGTTGATTGCGAGAGGTTATATTGTGCATAATCACCCCCGTAACGTGTACTCATAATATCAATTGGGGTTTTAGGGATCATTTTTTCACCTCGCAAAATTCTGTTACTAGTTATATGCGAGGGATGCATTTTCTGACAAAATCGAGGTGTTACAATGCAACTCTTATTTTTTGTATACTAGACTACACATTCTACTTAACATAAAATTTACATAAAAAAAAGGACCCCGAAGGGTCCCTTTGATTTGGTAAGCACCAATATCACATGAGGTTAGCAACCTGGACGCGACGATAGTACTTGTTGGAGTTAGCGGTAAGAGCGCCGCTGCCCTGGGTAAGACCTTGAGCGAAGGGATTGGAGACCATGCCGTAGCGGGTCTTGAAGCCAATCTTGGGCTGGAAGGTGTCAGGGTTGATCGCACGGACCTGCTGGAGGGGGACGTAGGGGCAATAGAAGAGACCTGCGTCATAGGGGCTAGTGCCCTTGTAACCTGCAACGTAGAAGTGCTTGTCAGCAACGTTTGCAGAGTAGGGGTCAACATAGACCTTGATGCGACCGTTGAGGGTGCCAACCAGGGTGCTGGAGGTGTCGTCAACGCCAGTCAGAGCGTTGTTACCAGACAGAGCAGGGGTGTAATCCAAGACGCCTGCCATGCCAAGTGCCGAAGCAACGTCAGCGGAGCAGATCAGGATGTTAC